TTTTTGTTGAGACTCAGTTTCGAGAACATCTTTTCGTATCTCATTACCAGCATCTCCGACTTTCATCTTGATACCAGCTTGTACTAATTGTCTTTGTAATGTTTCTATTGTACCATCTTTATCTTTAGCAGATTCTTCCATAGAAGCTACTTGAGATTGCAATTGGGAATAAACAGATTTTCTTTCTACTATTTGTTTTTTATTCCTTATATCTGTTTCCGCTATCATTGCTATATCATCAATCAATCCAGCTTGGAACCATTTAAAATATTCCTCTAATAATGCCCATCTATTTACTGGCATTGTGGCTCCAGCTACAACTCTTACATCAAATCTTGCACTTGCATAATCTTTAAATTTTCCAATCACATCTCCATAATCATTATACATTTGTATATTTATTCTTACTTCTTTTTCTTGTTCTTGTGGAGTTTGACCAGCTTCAGGTTGTACTATTCTAAATACTTTTTCTACATTGTAATGATTTTGAGCTCTTATTTGAAAACATCTACCGAGATGTTCTAACGCTGGCTCAACCACACTTCCCATCCATGCTTTCAATCTTCGAGTTCCAAATTCATCATTTGCTAATAATCCACGATATGTTTCAGTTTGCTCATTTGCAAAACCCATCATTGCAGATGGAACACCACTTATATATTCTGCATCAGCCTTACCTTCCTGAACCACCGAATAAAATGCATTATTTATTGGAGCTGGAAGTATTGGAGTTGGAGTTGCAAATCCTTGCCTATATTTTAACAATGCACCTGGAGCGGATGAATATCTTTCCCACTCGTCTTCTGGAACAGCTCCCTCTTCATACATCCACCTAAGATTAGAAGCTAAGTTTGCATTATGAAGCATAATTTGATGAGCTTTGTTTATTTCTTGTTGCTTTCCTATTAATGGAGTAACTGCGCTCATTGGATATGGTGTTCCTGTATACATATAAGGAATAGGTATAATTGGATATTCACTTATTGGTAAAGTATATTCATATAAAAATACATCATCACCAGCGCTGCAAGTTTGTATAATTCTATTTTCATAAAATTTTATTGCATCAACAATTTGTTTCTTTGCTTCTGGAGATTTTAAAAGAACTCTATAATCTGATGATGACATTATTTGTTGTCTTACAACAGTCGCAGCGTCTTGAGCTTCAGACATTAGTTGCATTTCTTTTTCTTTAATTGCCTGAGCTGCCATTTCTTGAGATTTTTTAATTTCTAATTTAGCTCTTTCTGGAATTATTTCACCAGATTGCACAGCTTGTTCAATTTGAATTTGTTTTTCCATTAATCCAACTTCAATTTCTTGTTGAAAATCAGATAATTGCTTTTGGACCTCTTCTTTTATATTATCCATCTCAGCTGGAGAAGGCTGAACTCTTATATATACATTGTAGTATTCAAATTTCTTTTTATGATATGTTTCATAATATGCAACAATATCCTCATCTTCAGCTTCTAAACTGATACCCATTGTAATATCTTCAGGCTGTATGGATTCACCTAAATCAACATCTCTTTGAGAATAAGACACAACGTCAGTACTTCTAGTTACCTTTTTTATCTTAGCTGCAAACTCTGGCAACATATTCATAAGTCTCGACCTTGCAATATTCTTTTTTACTTGAATAAAATTAGCATCTCTAAATAAAAAGTCTCTACTTGCTGGGTCTACAAATACATCATAGGGGTCAAGTCTACTAAATCTTACTTCACCCATTCCCCTATCAGCGTCTTTATCTACATCTACAAGAAAATATCCTACCCCTTTTGTAAGGGCATCCAAAGCAATTTGACTATATAATGATTTACCATTAGATAGATACCAACAATAATCTGCAATGTCTGAATGGACTTGGGATATGTCTACATCATCCCCAGTTGCTCCAACTGCTTTCCATTTAGGATTATTAGCAGTTACAAAATATTTCATTATTTCTACAATAGGAGTTACCCTATTAATAGTAAATGTAGGCATCCCAGATTCTTCTAATGCATCTTTTTCTTCTTTAGATAATTGCTCATTAAGGTAAAAATCATATCCTTTTTGGGATAAAGTTTGCCATCTTTGTCTATGAGAATTATTTGCCCTTTCCCATAATTGTTTATTTATTTGGGCTTTCGTTTTTTTAGTTGTTCTCGCCATTTATTTTTTCTTTAATGAATCATCTGGGCATATAGAATAGTATCTTCCATCTTTTTTAACTACTTTACATCCCATTTTCTTTTCACCTTCTAATGTTAATTTCCAAGTTTTATGTTTTGCACCTTTTAAAAGGAGACCAGTTTTTGGAACTCTACTTTGCCAATGTCCAGTTGAATCTGGTTTTATTCCATATTTTTTAGCTGATTCATAATCATACCCAGAACTTTCAGCATCAAACTTCTTTTTTTTATTTTGCATTTATCTTTTTGAAATTGGGTCTTTTACTGGTTTACCAGCTTTAAATTTTAATTTTTTACTGCATTTACCACTTCTAAAAACTCCTCCAACTTTTTTACATTCATCTCTTTTTTTATACCATTCTTTATTTCTTGGTATTTTTGTTTCTAAAAGAACAATTTTATTAAATCTTTTAGAAGTTTTCATTGTTTTTGGAGAACTAATAGGTTTTTTATTTTTCATAATTAATCTTTTATCTCTACATGAACTAAGTCATCGAATTTGTTATCGTTAATATCTCCATCGGAATCCCAATCACCACCCCAACGGATATTGACACCCATTGCTTTTCCTAATCCTCTTAACATTCCACCCATATAATGAAACATTTCTCTATCTTCCCAATCTATCGGGTAAGGAGCGAGGTCAACAGCTTTTCCTTCTATGTGTTTGGAATACTTGGTTTTCGTTTTCCCTTGTGCTAATAATTCCTGCTGCCGCTCCTTACTCCGCAAACCTTCAATAATCGTTACATCCATAATTTTAATCAATTCATTAAGAACATTAACAAGTTTAGAATCAATGCCTTTAAGCCTATCCCTACTTCTTTTACCAAATTTATACATTATGCAATCAACCAGCTTTTCGCTTTTCTTTTAGGTTTAAACCAACTTCTTTTCTTTTCATCTTTTTTCATATTTGGTGGAAAAGCATGAACTTGTGAATAATAAAGGCTCTCTATTGTGTCATCGTGAGCCATTTTCGGCCCGAAAGTAAGAATTTCGTTGATTAAATCAAACATATTTTTGCGTAAATGCACTGTTCCGGTACTAAAACGGGCCGCAAGTCCGCTATAAATTCGATTTCTTTTCTGTGTTCCGCCAGGTTTCTCAGGAATAACTGCAATATCGTACTTATTTATCCTTCTTCTTTCATCATTTAGAGCCTGAAAGATACTTCTATTCATTGCAACGTCCTCAACGGTGGATGACATGCAGTTATATTTCTGATGTAATTCTAGGATTATATCCACAACTCCCTTCTTTCCAAGTATCTCTCCTGTCTCTGGATTCTTAGAACCTATGGTTGGAACGCTTCTATGTCTTTCATATTCTAATACATATAATTCATTATTAGAGTCTATTGCAATCACAGTAATGACAGAAAAATCACTATGCTTTGTATCAATGTCTGTGGCTGGGTCGCAACCAATGAATGTATTAACAGGTATATCATTGCCATCCTTAACAATATAATTAATTCCATCTTCATGTTTATAGTATCCTTCCCAATATCTTATGTGTTCTCTTCTCCATATAGCATCCTCAGCACTCATCACCTCCATCATGTATTCTTGAAAGAATTTTTGAGGTTGTCCAGAATCAGAGTAGAATTTTTTCTTTTCTTTTATTTTCGAGATTGGAAAGAACGACTCCCATAAAGGAGTATTTTCATCCAATAAAGCTTTATAAGTAATAACTTTCCACGAAAACTCTTTTCCATCTTTTTCAGCTTTTGTATAATTAGTAATAAGATTGTTAATGAAAGAGTCATAATGAACGGGAGTACCATTAACACGCAACCGACCAGTATGAGGCTCAATAGCAGGATATACAACGGCAGTGACCAGATTTGCGTTCTTATCCCGAGCCTCTTTCGTGATGGTATTTGCTTCGTGCTCGAAGTCATCAAGAACGATAAGGTCATACCTTTTGTGGAGCTTTGCTCCTCCTCTGATTCCCGCAACATTGCTTTTACTAATAAGTTTGCAGCCGTTGGTAAGCTCAATGTCTTCCTCTGTCCATTTTCTACCTCGCATCGGACCAAAGTAATATTTTATTCTATCATTAAACTCTAGATGATGTTTAATGTAGTCCATATTCCCAACACTAAGCTTCTGAGTAGCAGAAACCCAAGCATAAAATAAAAAATTTTCCTTTGTTGCAAATACAAAGTCTTTGATGATTGATGCTTTTGTTAGAACAGTCTTACCATGACCACGTGGAATAATGATTGCAGTTTGCTTTACATTCGCATCGTCTATTGCATCTGCTATCTCATAATGGAAGAAGGGAGTCTCACTTCGCATGAAGTCATCTGGAAGAAAAAGCTTCCCAAATGATATAAGGTCTTTATGAGCTAATTGTAAGGCTTCTTCAGCCTTCGTCACGTTCTGGCTGTTTATATTTGCCATCTAAATATTTTTCTAGTTTTTTACTTTGCTTTGTCATTTCAACAAAATCATTAAATACGACCTCAAGTTTTTGTATCCTATCTATCAAAAAATACACAGTCCTGTCTATATCTTCTATTCTTCTTCTTAGGTCATGCTTGCTATATGTTCTCTTTTTTTTCATCAAGGTCTCCCAATACCCAATTCATTAAATTGCAATAATCCTTAGCGTCCTTATTATCTCTTGCCCAAAAATTATTTCCATTAACAGATTTAAATCTCTTATATTTATTCTTTACATGAAATGCAGATTTTTTATTCTTAGCCATTAAACTTTTTCTTTTTCTCTCCATGATATTCATAGGCATGTCCTTTGATTTTCAATAAATCATTGAGGCTACTCTCTTCTCCTTTAATGAATATTTCACCAAGAACTCTTCCGTATTTACCAGTTCCATATGACCTCAAAGTAAAATTCCCCTCATCAGAATTTTCAAGTTTGTCCTTAGTATAAGCTTTGGCCTCTAATCCCTTTGCCTTTTCATCAAGGTCTCTAGTTCTGCTTTCCCAAGTATCTACACCCGCAAACCTTATGCGTTTTTTTACCCAAGTATCAAACCCTAGGTCTATCATTGCATCGCAAGTATCTCCATCAACAACTCTTGTTAATTTAGCATTATATACGAATTTATCTAACTTTGCCATTTTTTAATTTAAGTTATTTACCTCTAAGATACTTTAAATATTCAGATGCTACTTCTGGGTTGAAAATTGTAGTAATAAGTCTATTATCATCATCTTCATATCGAGGGTCAATGATAGTCACTGGGCAATTAAATATATTCTTATCATCAAGTCCAAGTTTATCAGCATAATTATCCATTATCTTAAAAGATGCAACTTGCAACGCGTGGCTGATTAAACCAGAAGCGGGGTCTTTAATAACTTGATACCCTGAAACATGAGTATGACCACAAGTAAGTATATGGTCTTTCCATCCCATCTGAGCAGCCTTAGCTACACCATGAGCAGTATTCCACATACTATTCCCTTTCCAAGTATGTCTAGCATTAATTGTTATTTCTTTTCCATTTGGAAATATAAGATTCATCCTTGCTCCCCATCTCTCATATAATCCTTTATGGTCTCTCATTATAAACTCAAGAGGGTCTCCATCCCCACTCCATACATCATGATTCCCTGCAACAAGATATAACCAATTTAACTTATTGACAAAATACTCGGTCAATTTCCACGATTCCTTTGCAGATGTTGATTGCTGACCATACAAAGCGGATAGCCTACCTACCCAGTTGTTCTGTATATCTCCTAAATTACCTGCGAACATTCCCTCTGTATTATTTATAATATCCGTATACATTATTATTTGAGATAAGTCAGTGCCGTCATCATCAACGTGAGGGTCTCCAAAGTGAGCAATCCCTATAGGGCCATCTATATTGATATTTATATCTACAAGGGTTCTACTTTCTTTCGCTTTCTTCTTTTGATTATATGCCTTTTGACGAAAACTTATTATGTCTTCCACTGGCATCATCTCTGGGTCTCTATCAGCGACCTTAAACGGAGATTCTTCTACTATAACTGGATTTAATGTCTTTCTAAAACACGAGTTACAACACCATTGCTGTCTTTTACTTTCTTTATAATAAGACCAACCGTCTTTTCTAAGATTCCTAGCCCCACATTTGGGGCATCCTATTATATTGCCATCGTCATCCGTTCTAAATTCATCAACTGTCTTCTTGCTCGATTGAAATGTCTTTCCCATTATTGCCCTCGGTTAATTGGTTTCTTGAAGCACCCTCTAATTGGTCATCTGAGAATCCTTGAAATACACCAAGCAGTCCCATTTCCTTTTGTTTGATTGTATTCCCTGATGTTCCTACTATCTTTCCAAGTTCTTTTGTGGACTGAAGTATAATATTATCATCTTCGCTAAAATCTGCAAGATTTTTTAATTTGCCAAGTATATATTCATGGTCTATTCCCAATCCCTTGGCTACATCTAATACACCTTTCTCTATTTCTTTCATTACTCTTTCCTGTTTTAATAGAATCGTTGCTTTTTTTCTTGCTTTTTGGTTTGACATTTCTGAATATGCTTTTTTATACGCATCCACAGCTCCCATACCCACTACAACATTTGTTGCAAATTCTTTTTCTTTATTGGTTGTCTCTTTTCTTTTATAAACTTGCTCAGAAGTATTCTTTATGTTGGTTGAGAATGTATACCTGTTAGGATGATTATCAAAGTCTGTATCCATTTTCACATTTTCTCTATTAAGAAAACTCCCTACAACAGTCCTTACCCATCCTTGTGCGAATTTATAATTCTTTCTATCTGAGTGATGCTTTACATTATTCGATACTTTTAGTAATTGCACTATTCTGTCATCATTAGAGTACACCCAATCCCCCTCATTTGCCTTTCTCCAATTAGGGTGAACCACTGTATTTGGATAGTCTTCTCTAAATTCGTCTATATCTTCATAGACATAGTGAGCAATACCTTTAATTACTCTTTTTTCTGCCAACCAGAACTCTCTCGTTTTTTAATTCTTCTATTTGTAGGACCAAATTATCTATCAACTTAGACACCTCATCATGCACCATGAATACACTACCATCTATCTCTAAAGGAATCATCTCATCAGAAAGATTCTTCAACACCGATTCTTGCACCTCTAACGGCAAGCCATGTAGTTCTTTAATAAATTCAGCCATGTTTTTTTTGTACACCTTTATTTTCCCTTTCCCTACCACCCTTTAATCTAATACATTTGTCAAGTTTGCCCAAGTTATATTTACTAAAAAAATTGTGGGATTTTGATACTTAGCCTTTTTCCATATAGTACCCCGTACAACGGGGATTTCGTATAACGAATTTTAGTTAAATTTCATTTACATTTAATTTAATTGATATTAATAATAACAAGTCACGATACCATAAGGAGGTACATACATGACTGAATCAGAAGATGCTGAGACTGCTCAGAATGTCAACCCACATAGCCCGTTCAAAGTGGAATACTATAAGTGGGAACTTGCTAGTCTTATTGTAGACTATAACAAGAAGCACAAGGTTGCTCCACTCAAGCGAGGTTGGAACAAGATGTTTGGTGTAAGTATTGAAAGTAAGGCTGATTTGTCTAGGTCTTTCAATCAGAGCATCAGGAGTATTGATGAGCAATGCTTTGGTATAACCAAGAAGCACATCTGGAACTTCGAGGAAGATGAAGGAATCAAGGGCTCACCAATGGGAGAAGGGGATTAATTTCCCCTTTTACTACACACTTAACTAGGATGTGTGTGTTATAATGCCTGAGTTGTGCAGTATGTAAGTGCATCAGAGACAATATAAAGATAAACTTAATAATTAGTGATATTATCTTCCATATTTGTATCAACTTGGGCATTAACTGTGTATTATATTTAGCACCTGAGTAAGTCGAGAAACTGCTCAATTTAGGTTAGACCTGAGTAATCTGTCTCAGAATACTATAGTGCTACGAAAGTAGTTTAACGTAGATATTCGGTATAAACTGCTCAAAAATTTTTATAACAATAGGAGAAGTAAAATAGTGATAACAATTAAAGAATTACAAAAGAGTGTGCCAGACCTTATTGGCAAAGTGTATACTGAGGGTCAGGTCACTGTAGTAGAAATTCCTCATGGTCGT